CTGTGCTTGGGGTTATGGTGTTGAAGCCCATGAGATATCCAAGGGCAGCATCTATGTTAGGGTAGTCTGGAAAGACAAAGGCTCAGACAAGGTTAACTCGGATCATATCTGCGTTGACTGCTGGTCTAAGTAACCCTTTAAGGGCTGGCCCATTAACTTGGGCTGGCCCTTTAGCATGTGGAGATAGGACATGGATAAGGATTGGAAGGTCACACTAATCAGGCAGCCTTGGCTTGAGAACAAGACATGGCATGATGACAAGGCTAGGGCATTCGCTAGGGCCTATAGCTTAGCGGATCTTCATAGCTGCCAATACGCCGTAATCAATGCAAGCAAGCGCATCTATGTGTTTGCCAAGATGTATTATACGTCAGCAGGGAGGAAGTCATGATTATCTATCCAGACACAGCCGCCGTCTGCTTAATGTGGGGATGGGTAGATGATGATATTCACCCTTGCGAAGTCATGTATTGGGCAAGATATGCAATCCGCTGTGACGTATAGGAGGATGCCATGCTTTACCGCCCTAAGGAAGTCTATGAAGCTTATGGCGCTATGCCTCCTGTGGCTATTATCTCCATTACTATGCACAGGGCTAAGCTTAGGATGCATCTATGCGCTGAGTGCTTTAGCAATATCCATATTGGCGATAGATATACTTGTACCGTCTATCGAGAGGTAGATACGGGCAAGGTAAGCCAATACAAGTGTCATGTGGTATGTCCTTACGATGGAGCCTGACATGAACTACCTTCGAGAGATCTACAACTCTAGCGGTCGAGTTATCTTGGCTGAGCTTATGGTTGAGGTAGCTCCTAATGAGTTTGTCAATGAGAAGCTTGTTGGCCTAGTCAGAGGCCAGAAGCCTGTCGGGGAGGTTAAGGCCAAGAATACCCCTATCGGTATGTCGCTTAGCCCTTGGCGTACATGGCTTAGGGAAGATGATATCGTTAGGGAAAGGCATTGGTGGGGGATAACTCCTGTGGATAAGCTCTTGAGGTTGAGGTATCTGCCATGAAATACACAGTTAAGATACGGCTTAACGGCCTGGACCACAACCCTTGGCATAGGATGGGCTTTAAGCAGAACCCATTCCCTCAGATAGCCAAGGCTGAGTACGATGTGGCTATGCGTATGGTGAATAGCTTGGACGCTGATCCCATACTTGGTCCTGATGATATCAGGGAAAGGCTCAAGGGATGCAGCCAAGAGCTAATCGACATATGCATAGCTAAGTTTGAGCCTGGGAAGCGGGTAACCTTCTACATAACATTCGAGGATGGTAGGTCATGAACTATCTAAAGCTTGAAGAGCTTAGGGAACTGTTCCGTAAGCGACCTAACTACAAAATAGCCCAAGCTTATCTCGCTGCCCTTACACGGTATAGGGTTGAGGATAAGATAGACGATGAGACATACCTAGATGGTATGGAAGATATCAAACACTGGATGAGGAACCCCTACAAATGATTACATATAGGGTGGACTTCTGGCACACAACTAGGAAGGCATGGTATCAATACCATAAGACGGATGACCATAGCATGGCCTTGAATGCCTATGATAAGGCATTAGCTTGGCACTATGCTGGGATAGTTCGCTTAGTTAAGGTAACCGAGAATATCCTTAAGCAAAGCAGGGAGCCTAATCATGGATAAGCTTAACTACATAAGCTGCGGCTGGGATAACATGGTTGGTTATTCCGCTGAGTATTGGTGTGGTGCCCTAGAGGATAAGGACTACCGCAAGTACATGACCAAAGCAATCATGGAATGCCATCCCCAGACCTTGCTTTGGATGGCCCGAACCCTCATGAGTCATGGAGGCAAGTGATGTACACAGTCATGTATCAGTCAATCGACTACGTTAGTAAGCGTAAGGTCTTCAATAACCTTGCTGAAGCCCAGGAGTATGCACAGGAATGGGTTGGTAAGTTCCCTACCATATCCAGAACATTCGGCTATGCCGTCAGCGATGATGGCATAGGTAAGATCACCTGTGCTGGCTGCACAATCCATGAACTCTTTCCAGGAGCAGAGTAATGACAATAGAGATCAAAGGCACTCTGGAAGTAGACCTTAACCGTGGGGTTATCTATTTCCACACTAACCAGCCAGTCTATAGCAAACGTGGCAGGGTTGGCAATCTGACCTTGCTTAGGATAAGTAAGCTTAAATTCCCTAAGGGCTTTGATCCTAAGCTAGACCAGCTAGACATAACGATAAAGCCTGAGGTTGCAGTCAGCTACTGTGGTTAGGGTCAAGCAACTACATGAGGTAGATGACAATGGTTAAGTATGAAACCTTCTACTCTCAAACCCTTAACTCATACCTGGTTAAGGTTTGGTCCCCTGTGTTTAAGGGAGGCCAAGTGGTGCTTAATCCTGACCAATTCCTACGCTTCAAGGCATGGGCTAATGGCTCAGGGAATATCCAGACAGTCCTTCATGACCTTAGCCCTGAGGATAGGGAAATACTCATGACTGGTTGTGGGCCTAAGGAATGGGATGAGATGTTTAAGGGAGGCAAGGATGAGGCCTAAGCTTAAATACGCTAGGGAATTGGTTAGGCAGCAACTCCACAGGCAGGGGATTAAGCTATCTTATGTCGAGTCGGGCGCTATCACCAAGGCTGCTAATGAGTTGCTTAAGCATTACCCAACATGGGTTAAGCTCAGGCAGCTTAAGCGGAAATGGACCACTGGATAGGCAACGACCTTAGATAACCAGTGGCTTGCGTAACTTAACCCTGGGCTAGCAATAGCCTGGGGTTCTTTATATCCTCATATGGCTTATGTCCCCTTATAGGCTTATGTAAAGCGACCCCCAGTATATTGCCATTGACTACGTTATGTAGTCACTGTTTTTAAAAAAAAAATTAGGGAAGGTAGGTAGTAAGGGGATGGGCAGGGGGATTTCAGCTACCTACCCACCCCCTGTAAACATAAGCCTATAACGGTATATCAGTGACATAAGGGAATACCGACTTACGGCGGTATGCTGCGAAAGCCCAGGGGATTAAGGCATAGTTGGTGCATTGCACTCGGTACGCAGGATTAGGCTAGGCTGGGGCGCCGGCTCGGAACTGGGGCTTGATCGCCGGCGGAATGCCCCGCATTGGGGCTGGGGAGGCCGCTGGCGGGATTTGGGGCTGGGGGAGCTACCAGGGTAGCGGGGCGGGGCTGGAATCGAGTCCTTGGCCTTCCCTGGGGGATTTGGAACAAACCCGGAACGGATTATGGCAAAAAAAAGGCCCAGGGATTGCTCCCTGGGCCAGCACCTAGCCTAAGGCTAGGCTAGTCCTCCTTGGACTTGAGCTTGTCGCCATTGGCGGAGATGAAGCCACGGATCGTGTCCCGAACGGGGTCGGACAGCAACCGTTCCCATTGGCCACGGTACAGCGTTACCGGGAACCGTCCCATGCCGTAGACCGACAGAGCGCCCTTGACCGAGACCTTGCAGACTATGGTTGAACGCTTGGCCTTGAGCTTCTCGTTCTCAGCCCGGAGCCTGACTAGCTCCTGCTCTGGGGTCTCGCCCTGGGCGTTGCGGGTCTGATCCTGGAGGATCGTCATGTCCTATCTCCTCGGTTAGGGCCATGCCGTGTGGCTGGCCGACCCCGCCCTTGTCGCACAACCAGCGCCGCAAGTCAACCAACCGCTGGTTGTGTGCGGCACTCGGTCGCATGGTCTCGTGACCTTGCCTTGGTCCTGAGCTACGCAGCAACAGCCCAGCCCAAGGGTTTCGCAGCGCAACACGAGGGGGCGGGGCCAAAACCCGGCCAAACCATCGGGCAGAAAGGTCCTGCGCAAATTTTGTGTGATTTCCCACACCCATACGCAAATTTTGTGTGAAATCAGTGACCCATACCTATTCCTGTTTACACCGACGAACTTAACGGTTGACTTTTCGACAGAAATGTGATACAATGAATGGTACAATAAGAAATCCGTGTGGCGCTATGTTGGGTAGAGGCCGACGGCCTAACCGGCCAGCCATAGGGCAGATCCGTGAGCTTACGCAGGAAGAAGTGCGTGGGATGCAGAGGGGGCGCGTTGCCCCCATTAAGCGATTTAGGGACTCCCACCATCGGATGGCGAGGTTGTTTGCGTCGGGTTTAAGGGTTAATGAGGTTGCGACGCTTACGGGATACTCGATCAGTCGGGTATCCCTTTTTCATACCAACCCAGCCTTTCAAGAGTTGATAGCCGATAAGCGGAAGGTTGAAGAGGAAGAATTCAGGGATGCCATTACGGCATACAACGCACTAATCCTTAGCAATGGGCTTAAAGCTGAAAGAAAGCTAGCCGACAAACTGGACGACGATGACGAGGCGGAAGAGTTGTCCGTTAGGGAACTTGTCTCGATTGCCAGGGATGCGGCGGACAGGGTGGGGTTGTCGAAGCGAAGCATTAACTTCAATGTCAACGCAGACTTCGCAGCACAGCTAGATCGGTGCATTGAACGAAGCTTGCCTCGGTCGGGTGATCTCAAACTCGTTGCGGAGAGTCCCCCGACGCCGCCACCCGATCGGGGTAAGGTTGTGGTTCCGCTGCGGAGGCGGATATGACCGATGCCGTAGTCCACACAGCTGAGCGATGTGACACATGCAAGTTCATGTGGCCTGTGGAGAAGGATGCAGAGGTCATTTATCATGAATGCCGATGCCATGCTCCGCAGTTGGCATCAAGCAATCAGGGATGGCCTAAGGTTAAGGTGGATGACTGGTGTGGAGAATATGTAGCACTGGTGGGAGCTTAACATGGCACACTTAGGGCTAATCCTACTGGTATTCGGCTTCGTGTTTGCGGTAATCGCCGCATGCATCATGGAATCTTCGGGCAGGTGGCACTTCGGTTGGGGTGCCTTAGCGTTCTTTCTCTTAAGCCTGATAGTTGGTGGCGTAACTAAGCTGGTAGGTTAATGCCTGACGACGAAGATGCAAACCCAATGTACCCTAGCGGCGCTAGTAAGTCGTTAGGGAACGAGGGTACGGAAACTAAGCGGTACCTGCCCCATTACCGGGATGTAATGAGGGCTACGGGTATGTCCGAGAAGCACATCCATGCCATTAGGATGGGAGTGTCTAAGATTGAGTCAGGTGGCAATTACAGCTTACCGACCTCTAAGGGACAAAGCAACTTTGGCCGCTACCAGTACAACATGAGGGACGTTGAGGAAACGGCTAAGATGCTAGGCGAAGAGCCGCCGACTTATGCTCAGTTGATTAAGGACCCAAACCTTCAAGAGAAATACTACGCAGGGTACCTTAAGTATTGGGACAACTACCTTACCAGGAACTCACAGGCTTACCGGGACGCCTCACCAGAGAAGAAGGCTTACGCCCTGGCCGCAGCCCAAATGGGAGGCCATTCCAAGGATTGGATAGAGGGTAAGTCCGACTTTAGGGACTCGGCAGGGACCCATATCAACACTTGGCCCAACACTGTGGCTCAGTACCTAGGCGATAAGCCACCTTCGGATATTAAGGGAAGGGAAGATCCAAGCTCGGTTAACCCAGACACCGCAAGTGGAGCAGGGCCCCCTGGGCAAACAGCTGGACCGCAGGAAAGGCCAAGGACTCTGCTTGGCGGTGGGGATGTCGACTATACCACACCGTTTAACATGCCTAACATCACCGGACCTAACATTCGGCTACCAAGGATTGGTGGCGTAGCTGCGCAGATCGCTAAGCGGTCTTTCGCTCAAGGTGAATGATGGTAGAAGGGCTACTAGAGTGGTTAGCTAAGGTCTCTCGTGACCCGCATGCATTCGTTATGGGCGCTTTCCCTTGGGGAGAAGGGGACTCACGCCTTAAGGACTTCCCAGATGGACCCGAAGCATGGCAAAAGGAGATCCTGGACGGTATCAAGAATGGCTTACTAGATATCAACAAAGCAATCCAGCTGGCTGTTGCGTCTGGACACGGAGTAGGGAAGACTGCCCTTGTTTCGTGGATTATATTATGGGCAATCTCCACGAAACCCGATACCCGTGGTGTAATAACTGCAAATACCGAAACACAGCTAAAGACTAAGACCTGGGCTGAGCTAGGCAAGTGGTTCCACATGTTTATCGCTAAGGACTTCTTCAGTTTTACCGCTACGGCCGTGTTCGCAAAGGATACAGCACATGAAAAGACCTGGCGTGTTGATATGGTCCCATGGTCTGAGCGCAATACTGAAGCGTTCGCAGGTTTGCATAATAAGGGACGACGGATACTGGTTATATTCGATGAAGCGTCGGCGATACCGGACATTATCTGGGAGACTACCGAAGGCGCTCTTACCGATTCTGATACAGAAATTCTGTGGTGTGTATTCGGAAATCCGACTCGCAACACCGGAAGGTTCCGTGAGTGCTTTCCTGGCCAGAGGCATTCGAAGGAATGGCGTACGAAGCAGGTCGATAGTCGTGAGGTCTCGCTTACCAATAAGGCACAAATCAAGTCGTGGATCGAGGCCTACGGCGAGGATAGCGACTTCGTTAGAATACGTGTTCGAGGGGTCTTTCCCCGTACGGGCGAGATGGAATTTATATCGGCGGAGGATGTCGAAGCCGCTGCCCTCGCCGAAGCCACGTCTCAACCCCACGATCCGTTGGTGATAGGAGTTGACGTTGCACGGTATGGAGCAAATGAGACTGTTATCTGGTTCCGCAAGGGACGAGATGCAAGAACCATCCAGCCAATCTGCCTTAGAGGCGCCAGTGTCGTCCAAGTGGCCGCTAAGGTATCAGAAGTTGTCAATACCTACAGAGTCGATGCGGTATTTGTGGATGGTGGTGGTGTCGGCGGTGGCGTTGTTGACAATCTTCGTGCTTTACATATTCATTGCTTTGATATTCAGTTCGGCGCCAAGCCTGATCGGATAGGTTTTGCCTGGGGCGTAGAAGGTGAGAGTTATGCCAACAAACGAGCAGAAATGTGGGGATGCATGCGAGGATGGCTCAAGGGTGGTGCCATTCCTTATGATGCTGATCTTAAGGCCCAGCTTATCGGACCAAATTACACGCTTAATCTCAAGTCTGAAATCCTCTTGGAAAAGAAAGAGGATATGATGAAGCGTGGGTTGGATTCCCCGGATAGGGCTGATGCCCTTGCGCTAACGTTCGCAATGATCGTTGAAGCGCATCAACATGCCGGTAGCGATAGGCCAGGGAAGCCTTTAGTCGAGTCAGAATACAATCCATTCGAGACTAAACACCTATACGGTGAGAGGGTAGCATGAACGTCGTCAAAGCGGTCACCAGAGCTTTAACCCCAGGCGGAGGTGAAGCTCCCGAGGCTATTCAGCAACGTGCTGAGGGTCAGGCAAGGATTGATGCCGCAAAGGCTGCACCGGCGCCGCCAACTATGCCAACTGTTGCGCCCCCAACGCCACCGGTCTTTCAGCCAGGGCAAGCGCCTGGGGCTAAGCAGCGTGCGGCGGTTACGGCCACGTCAATGCTTGGTGCGGCGGCAGCATCAGGTCAAACTTCCAAGAAAACCTTATTGGGTCAGTGATGCCTACACAATTCCCTTACCCAGAAGAAGGTTGGTCCACCGGTAGGATGCGGATGGCTAAAGCCGGTCCCAGAAGCATGGATCCTGGACGGGAGTATCGAGAACTTGAAGGGCAACGCAAGAAGAAAGAAGCTCAGGTATCTATGCTTGGTGAGTCTGATACACCACCGACTAGAGATGACATGCACTATGCTGAGATTGAGCGACAAGTCGGTACTGAGAACATGCAGTATCTCAAAGAGATGGATGAGTTTGTTTCGCAGATGAATGCAAGTGGTCGAGCCCAAAGTAAGCATTGGCAGAATTGGGAGAAGCTTCGACAGCAATATATCGATATGTGGAATAGGCCTGATAGTGGTGTTGTAAGTCCAAGGGAGAAGGCTACAGCTGGGTGGGAAGGTCCCGAACCAGGACCACAGAGGGCAACAGGCTAATGCCAACAGTTCCGGGAAATATCAAGACCGCTATGGCAGAACAGTACGCTCGGCGACCTACGCCTGAGCAATTGCTGATGACTGCCTCAGACATGCAGGCTAGGGGTCAGCTAACGACTGACCCTTCGCTATACAGCGATCCTAAATCCTCACTAGCGTTACCGAGCTATGGCCGAAGAGCAAAGTCGTCAGATAAGCGACGCTGATCTAGAGTATCATCGTCACGTTAACGAACGGCTGCTTGGCCTAAGGGTCAACCGCTATTCATGGTGGGTTCACGCCCGGGAGCTTGCTGATTTCCTCTTACCAAGGAGATATAAATGGCTGATAACGCCAAACCAGATGACCAGGGGCTCCCCAATCAATCAGCACATCCTGGACTCAACTGGAACACTTGCCGCACGCAACTTGGCGTCGGGGATGATGAGCGGAATCTCAAGTCCAACCCGTCCCTGGTTCCGCTTGAAGATTGGGAGGATCGACAGTACCCAGACATCCCCGATCTCTTTGTGGCTGGCCGAATGCGAGCGCTTAATGATGCTCGTGTTCCAAGAGTCAAATTTCTACAATTCTATAGCTGTTGCGTACTTCGACTTGGTCATCTTCGGCACAGCTGTAATGCTGATTTATGAGGACTACGACAACGTCATCCATTGCTACAACCCATGCTTCGGTGAGTACTACGTCGACAACGATGGCAAAATGAGGCCGTTGGTGTTCTTCCGTGAGTTCACCCTCACTATTGCGCAGGTGGTCGACCAATTTGGTCGAGAGAACGTAAGCGATCAGGTAGGTCGGCTTTATGACGAAGGCAAAGCTGGACTTACCAGAGAGATTATCGTAGCTCACGCAATTGAGCCTAACGACAATCCAGAGAAGTACAACATTCCGCAAAATTTCAAATTCAGGGAAGTTTATTGGGAGTGGGGAGGTAGCACATCTCCGCAGGGAGGGATAAGCTATGCCCCAGGTTTCCTACGTAAGCGAGGCTTCTTTGAGGCGCCTCATATTGCTGTTAGGTGGGATCTTGTGTCTAACGATGCTTACGGCCGATCCCCCGGAATGGACGCCCTCCCCGATGTTAAGCAGTTACAGCAAGAAGTGCGACGAAAAGCCCAGGCGATTGATAAATCTGTTAACCCTCCGATGGTTGCTGACATCCAACTTAAGAACCAGCCTGCCTCCCTCCTTCCCGGAGGAACGACTTACCTTGCCGGAATGATGCAGACCGGCAACGCAGGGTTTGCGCCAGTCTATGGGAATTGGCGTCCAGGAATCGCAGAAATCTCCGAAGATCTGAATGAAATCCGCCAACGCATCCGCACCATCTTCTTTAACGACCTATTCCAAGTCATTAGCCAGTTCCAGACCCGTAGCAACGTCTCCGCTACCGAAATCGACGCCCGCCGCAGCGAAGCGATGGTCATGTTAGGCCCAGTCTTGGAAAGGATCCAATATGAACTCCTTGATCCTATCGTCGACCGAACATTCTCAGTTATGGCTCGTGCCGGAGTCATCCCTCCCCCTCCACCCGAGATCGCAGGACAGAATATTGACATTGAATACATATCAATGCTCCTTACGGCACAACTCGCCTCAGCGACGAGCGGCATTGAAAGAACTCTACAGCTTGCTGGCGGGCTCGTCGGAGTCGACCCAGGAGTTATGGATAACCTTGACCTTGACTTCGCAATCGCCAAATACTCAACCTTAATGAATAACGATCCACGGCTGATCCGTAGTCCAGATCAGCTACAGGCTATCCGTCAGCAGCGTCAGCAGCAGGCTCAGCAAGCTCAGCAAATGCAACAGGCTGAGGCAGCCTCAAAGCTTGCAGCCGGTGGCAAAGCCCTAAGCGAAACAGACATAGGCGGTGGGGAGAGTCCGTTATCAGCGATTATGGGTGGAGGCGCATGACAGTACAGCGGCCACACATAGTCTCTTGCCGACTATCCGCTAGGGAATGGGAGCAGTTCGCCAATATATGCAGGAAGCACAGAGTAACGTACCAAGATATGCTACGGTCACTAGTGGTAGATGCAATAATCGAAGAGATGGAAGATGCCTTACGACGCAAGCAACAGACGGGACGTGAGGACTGCTCAGAAACAGGCGAAGGTTGCCGAGCAGCAACGTAAGGAAATTATGAATGGAATTATGTCAGTTGCCCCAGGGCGGAAGTGGATGTGTGAGCTTCTCGAAACTTGTCACATCTTTGCGACCAGCTTCTCGGACAGTCAGCTACGGATGGCCTTTATGGAAGGCCAAAGAGAGATTGGTCTGCGCATGCTGTCAGATATCATGGGAGCATGCCCAGATCAATATGTGGAAATGATGAGGGAACGCAATGCCAGATCCAGCGCAGACGACTCCCGATACCAGCGGCGTTCAGAGGACACCGACGGGGGAGATAGCAACGCAGACGCAGACGACGCATCCGTCGGCGACGACTCCACAAACTACGACGACCTCGGAAGAGACGCCAAGCTTAGTTAATGAACCGGCGGGTTCCGTAGTCAACCAACCTGTCAAGTCAGGTGCTCCTACGGAGTATGCTGAGTTCAGGGTTCCTGAGGGCTATACCCTTGATGGTCAGGTAAACACTGACGCTAAAACTATGTTTAAGGCTATGGGCCTTACGCAGGAACAGGGCCAGGAGCTTGTTGATTTCTACACCAAGCATACAACGGAGGCTGCTAATGCCCCGTACGATCTCTGGAACGAAACCCAAGCAAATTGGGTCAAGGAAGTCAAAGCCGATCCAGTCATTGGACACCGGCTCGATGAGGTTAAGACAACTATATCAAGAGCTATCGACGGCCTTGGAGATCCTAAGCTTGCGAGAGAATTCCGTGAAGCGATGGATTACACCGGCGCCGGAAACAACCCAGCCTTCATTAGAGCGTTCTTCAAACTGTCGCAGGCGGTGACTGAGGGTCGCCACGTAGCTGGTAATGGCCCTTCACCGGCTGGGCAGGCTAACAAAGCAACACCGCCTAGTGCGGCTGCTGCGATGTATCCTAACCTACCACGTGCCTGAGCCGCAGAGCGGATGAATGGAGAGAGGGCAGGTGTCACCAGCAAAGGAGACTCAAGTATAGGAGGCCGTCATGGCCGTAATTGGTGCAACCGCCCTAACCTATGCGGATTGGGCCAAGCGAATGGATGATGGCTACCATGTAGCCGTTATCATCGAACTGCTCTCTCAAACCAATGAGATCCTCGATGACATGCTCGTGGTTGAAGGGAACCTACCTACTGGTCATAAGACTACAGTACGGACTGGGTTACCTCAAGCTACTTGGCGTTTGCTTAATACCGGCGTTCCTAATGCCAAGTCAACCACAGCGCAAATTGTGGATACTTGCGGCAACCTGGAAACTTACTCCGTCATTGACAAGGACGTTGCTGACCTCAATGGTAATACCGCTGACTTCCGACTCAGCGAAGTCAAGGCATTTCTTGAGGGTATGTCTCAGCAGGTCGCCGCTTCCCTGATCTACGGTAACCAGTTCCTCAATCCAGAGAGGTTCACCGGTCTTGCGCCTAGATACTCCACTCTTAACTTGGCAAACTCCCAAACGGCAGCTAACGTACTTAACGGCGGTGGAGTTGCCAGTACAAACACCTCCCTCTGGATCGTGGTCTGGGGTCCTGACACCTGGCATGCGACTTTCCCTAAAGGTAAAGTCACTGGGCTCCAGCATCGTGACATGGGTGAGTGGCCAGTCCAAGACGCCTCAGGGAACACCTACCAAGCCTATCGAGACCACTTCAAATGGGAGATCGGGCTCGTAGCCCGAGACTGGCGCTATGCCGTCCGAGTTGCCAACATTGACATTACCCAACTCAGTGGTGTTAATGCTGCCAACCTTATCAATCTGCTCGTACGAGCATTGTACCGTTTGCCAACTGCTCCGGCAGGCGCTACAACTATCCAAACGAGCGACACGCCAGAAGTCCGTGCTAACATGGGACGGACGGTCATATATTGCAACCGTGTCATCCGGACATATCTCGATCTACAGGCTATGAACAAGACCAACGTTCTCCTGCGGATTGAGGAGTTCGATGGTAAGCCCGTCACTACCTTCCGGAGCATCCCTGTCCGGACCTGTGACGCCATCCTCAACAATGAGGCCCAAGTCGTGTGATGCTTACACAAGCTAAGCTTAGAGATATCCTATGGTATGATCCCGAGACTGGTGTGTTTATATGGCTTAGGCCACCTAAGCACAATTCCAAGCTCTTGGGTAAGCCAGCAGGCAATACTCGTCCTGATGGCTATACGACCATTCGTATCAACGGTGAGGCTTACTATGCTCACAGGCTCGCCTTCCTCTACATGACGGGTCAGTGGCCAGAACCAGAGACAGACCATATTGATCGTAACCCGTTCAATGATCGTTGGTCCAACCTGCGTGAGGCTACTAGCTCGCTTAATAAGTACAATCAGGAAAGGAACGTGTAACATGATTATCGACAGACTACTGATGTTCACCGGCAATGCCTCTGGTACAACCGGTGCTCCTGCCTCTGGGCTAATGACCGACCTTGCGGTTGCTGGTCCGTCGGCTAACGTAATCGATCTGCATCTCATCGGCCTTCCGGTTCTCGCTGCCGGTCAGGGTGCTCGTGACCTCGGCATCGGCGACGATCCGGCGATGAAGATGCTGATCCAGGTGGCCGCAGCTGGGGCTGCTGGTCCGTTCCAGGTGGCCTTAGAAGGTGCTCCTGATAACGGTTCTGGTGCTCCGGGCACCTTCGTGACGTGGTGGCTTTCGCCCGCATATGCCACTGGCGCCTTAGGTGTGGGTTCACGTCTCTACGACATGGACCTTCCTCGGCCACCTGCGGGTGTTCCTGTTCCCAGGTTCTTGCGCATAAACTATGTGCAGGCGGGAACTGGCGTGCAAATCCATGCGTCGATCGTACTCGACCGTATGGATCAGATGTACAACGCAAGCAACAACGCCATCATGGGCGGGTACCCCGCTGGTATCATTGTCACAAACTAGGAGAAACGCCATGCGCAAGTTCAACCTAGGCCTCCTCATAATTGGGCTTGCGCTGGCGGGGCTGGCGTTGTCCCGAGAAGCGCCAGCCCAACAAACTGGCGCCACGGAGGTTATCTGCAACAAGCAGTTCGTAGTCTCCGCTGGCGCCACGTCTATAACCCAGGTCGTGGCTCCACAAGCCGGGGTAGGCATCACCGTGTGTGGCTATACCTTCAATGCTGGGGCAGCTGCGGCTACGGTTCAAATAACAGCAGGCACAGGCACTAACTGCAATGCCAATCAAATAGCTATAACGCCGGTGTTCTCGCTTGGGATCAACGGAAGCTTATCGTTCGCCCCCGGCCGAGGCTTCATCTCAACCCCAGCTGCGACACCGGGTTACATGCTATGCTACAACATCACCGGTACAGGGCCTATGGCGATAGCGGTTCAATACTTCCAATGACCGACTATAGCGTTTGGGAGTACAAGGTTGTAAACGGAAAGCCAATCCGTTGGCGCAAGATATGGAGTAACAAAGATGGCAAGATGGAGACTAACTCAGCCCCATTACCTTCAAGTTCCGGGGACAGAATGGGAGTACAAAGAGACAGACCGAGAAACGAACAGACAAGCGAGAAAAGTCTATGAAGTACCCCTATACCTTGATCCCAGAGATGCAGCTGATTGGAACTACCGAAGCGAAGAGGCAATTATCGTCTCGAACAAGTTCAACCCTGCCTTTCGGCGTGACGTTGTATTTACCGGACCCCCAACTCCGGATATGGAACCACTCGACGACGAAGCGAAGGAAATCACCCAAGGATACATCGATAGTGGTGCCTGGACTCATCCAATAGACTCGCTGAATATGAACTACTCGCAAAGTGTGCTAAGCGACTTTGAGCGTAGGATGGCTGAGCTATTGGCCAATATGCCCAATCTGGTTAAGCCTCAGGCACCGCCTAGTATGTCCCTTGGTGCTATCAGTGTGCAAGATTTTGAAAAGCTTCAAAAGCAGGTAGCTACGCTAATGGAGCGGAATGCACAGCTTGAGGAAGCTCTGATAGAGAAGAAAGCTGCAAGCAGGAGGGTCTAGTGACCGATGCATTTGGGCGGCCTTATGACCTAGATCAAAGCGGTCGAGGCTTCCATAAGCAGCGAAGCTATCTTGGACCTTCGCTCGGGTGGGTGGAGACCCAGACCCTACCCGAGCGGAAGTTCAATGCTGGCGGTGGGCCTCCTCGCCAAATCAATCCAGGCGACCAGGTAATTCTGACCGAGATTGGCATACCCATAACGTTCCTGCTACCGGACGTTAAGGCATGGGTGGCGCAAAATGCTACACAACCGGCTACGGGATGGGGTAGGGGGCTGGTATTTAAGGACTACGGCGGCAATGCTAGAGATGTGCATGTTACTATTGTTCCTTTTGACGATCAGACTATTGATGGGTTGAACCAAAGTGTTATCCTATCGCAGGACTTTGAGAGCATTACACTGTTCCCACTGGTAGATGGTACTGGTTGGTATGCAGCCATCCAAACATTCGACACCGGCACAGGTGGTACTACATCGATTAATCCTACGGCGCCTATTATTGGCAACGTTACCGGCGATGTGATGAACGTCGGTATGCTGTTCGATACCAATGCCTTTAGTCTTAACCCTGCCAATCAGCTTGCCTTTAAAGCCTGTGATCCAGGCTTCGTTCTTGGCAATCCAACGGTAGCCAGTAATCGACCAGTTTATACTTCGCTGTCGTCGATCCTTGATCGTGCCATCGGCTCGACCCAAGGCCAGATTATGTACCGCAACAATGCCAACTGGACATTCCTTAACCCAGGTACAGCCGGTCAGGTCTTAACTACCGGTGGGGCAGGGGGCAACCCATCTTGGAGCAGCGCTGGTAGCGGAACAGTCAGCACCCAGCCACCAATTACCGCAGGGCAGTTAGCTACCTTTGTGAGTACCAACGTTATTAAAGGCACCAACATTAGTGATCCGTTAAGGATTGCTGCAAATAGCTTAGAGATTAAACCTAATGGCATCACCGCAGGTCTCATGGCCCCGGACTCGATCCTCTCCGCATCTATTGCTGCGGGGCAAGTGACCAACGTTCATATAGCAGCTAATACTATCGATTTACTTGCCAAGTCAGCGCCGGTACCGGCTAGCCCAAACAAACTCTATGCTACCAGTGGTGTCGGTGCCCTTACCTTGCTTACAGTTGGCACTGGTTTGTCGATTGCTGCTGGTGCGTTGGTGGCGACTGCTGGTGGTGGCAACGTTTCAAACAGTGGTACACCGGTTGCTGGGCAGTACGCTCGATGGGTAGATGCCACACATATTGAAGGGGTTAACGCTGACGCTACGCCATTCGTTAGGTCTGGTGGTCCAATAACGAGCCAGTACCTTGCCTACTTTGCCGACGCTACTGGTACGTTGATTAGTGCAGCCTTACCTGGGTTGGGCATTGATCTTAACGCTGGAGTGTTAGCCGTTAATCCAACCGAGGTTACGCTGTTTAACGCTGACCTGGACAGCTTGGCACATCTGCAAGTTGCCGATACCAATAAGATGTTCTATCGCTTTAATATAGGCGATTGGCGACCGGTAACGATAGGCGCTAACCTTACGTTCTCAGCAGGTGTCTTGTCGGCTACAGGCGGTGGAGGCGGTGGAGGTAACGTCTCTAACTTTGGTACACCTACAGCTGGTCAGATAGCGGTATGGACCGATGCTACGCATATTCAAGGGGTGGCTCCGGGATCGTTAGGCTTCCAGCCACTTGATGCTGAGCTAACTGCTATCGCTGGTCTAACGTCGGCAGCCGATCAGCTTCCTTACTTCACAGGTAGTGGAACCGCTGCTTTAACGACACTGACCGCAGCGGCTCGCACTGTTCTTGATGATACAACTGTGGCGGCTATGCTCACCACTTTAGGTGGTCAGCCACTTGATGGTGACCTAACTTCGATCGCTGGCTTCAATAGCACTGGTCAATGGCTCTACCGTTCGGCTGCTAATACGTGGACAGCGGTCACTATTGGTTCTGGCCTAAGCTTTGCTAGTGGCACCTTATCGGTTACTGCTGGCGGAGGTAACGTCAGCAATGTCGGCACGCCTACGAATGGTCAATGGGCGAGATGGACTAGCGCAACTACTATCGAAGGTGTAGCTGCTGCATCGACCGGCTTCGTACTGGAGACTGGCGATACGATGACTGGTGCCTTAACCATAGCACCAGCGGGTAACGCAATACTTAATCTTGACTCAGGGGCTGGCGGTACAAGCGTAATAAATGGCAAGAAGGCTACATCGACTCGTTGGCAAATGATCTTCGGCGATAGTGTCGCTGAATCTGGCGGCAATGCCGGAAGCGTCCTTCGGATCAATCGTTTTGATGATAGTGGCGTTGCGATAACTCCCCCTGATAGTACCTTTAGCATTACACGTAACAATGGAAACGTTTTGGTTGGGCATAATGCCGATGCTGGCGCAGTTCTATCTAAATTGCAGGTTAGTGGCCAAAATGCTATTAGCGTATTTAACTGGACTACAACTACGGCGGCGCCCACCTTAGCATTTCATCATTCCAAGAGCAATACCGTAGGGACTCTAGGTGCTGTTAGCGATGGCGACAGCCTTGGCCTAATAACGTTCTTGGGTGCGGGTACGTCTGCCTTTGGTGTCGCCGCCCAAATCCAAGCGTTGGTCATGGGCACGCCTAGCGGCAATACTATCCCAGGTGGCTTTGGATTTGATGCTAGACCGGTTGGTGGGACCTTAGCCCGTAGAATGACTGTTACTGGTAACGGCCAAATAACTATTGGCCCAATGCCTTTCGCTCTTTATGGAAACATGATTGAAATCAACCATGAGAGCACCACCCCTCCTGGTAATGGTATTGGTCTGCAAAAGTGGTCTAATGATGTCAACGGATGCGTTATTGAGTTTAGGAAAAGCCGTGGATCGACAACCAATATCTTTGCAAACCTTCTCGCTGGCGATGATCTAGGGAAAATCTCATTCTATGGCTCTAGCAATAGCGCCTTAGCTGTAGGACCAAGCATTAGGTGTGAAGCGACTGCCGCGGTCGCTGCTGGCTTACAGCCAGGTCGCTTTTTCTTTAATGTTATTGATAACGCTGGGACTTCATATACTCCGCTTACAATTGCTCCCCCATCGGCAGGAGGTGTTCAAATCCAGGGTGTTATAGATGGTACTAGTGCCAATGTTGGGTATGTCGGTGAGTATGCGACGCCTGTAATCTTCACGGGTGTCGCTATCAACGCAGGCGTAACCGGGAATGTTCAGAGTATCTCTCTGACCGCAGGCGATTGGGATGTGTGGGCACAAGGCACCGTGATAAACGCCAATGCTCTAGGCGCGTCGAGCTACGGCTTGAATACGACTTCTGGCACGTTACCCGCTGTGAATGGCCAATACGTGACAACCGGGATCGGTGCCAATTCCAACGCCGTCCTGAGTGTACAATCACGGTTCTCGTTCGCAGCCACAACCACTGTTTACCTGGTGGCGTCATCATTCACTGTTAACCTTCAATATTCGGGAGCAATCTTCGCAAGGAGGCGACGTTGAAGATCACGCTTAAGGAGGCTCTTGAGATACTACAGGCTATCGATCAACTTGACGGCTACCATAACGGGTCGGATAAGCTAACGTTCTACAAGTACCCAGGCGACGTTCGGCTAAAGATAGCTATTACTAGGCGAAAGCTTAGGGCGATACAAGATGACTTTATGGAAACTAGGAATGGATTGATAGAGAAGTTGGGCAATAGCGGTTCTGAGATTAACAAGGCGCTTAGTGAAATGCTTAAAGGTGAGATTGAGGTCGACATTGAACCCTTGCCAACTGAGAAGTTCAACTTGGACGAGAACCCAATCCCACCAAGTGTCTTGGATATGTTGGGGAGCTTCATGCAATGACTGTCTCTAGCGAAAGCTCAACAGTCACCTTTCAGGGCAACGGTTCGACTACGAACTGGGTCTTTTCCTTCTCGGTGCCTGATGCCTCGGTGATTAAGGTATTCATAACCAATGACGTTGGCGTAGTCCGTCAGCTAACTCCGGCTGAGTACACTGTAGTTCTAAACTTCCTTCAAGGGACTAACCCAACTCCAACAGGTGGTATAGTCATCTACAGTGTTGGTGGCGTACCTATTCCGGTTGGTTGGTCTATAACTATAGATAGAGATGTTCCACCGGTACAGAAAACTTCACTTACTAATCAGTCAATTATCTATCCGCCAGTGGTTGAGAAGGCGCTTGATTATTTGACTATGTTGAACCAGAAAGGCAGCTTAGACTTAGACCGAGCCATTAAGGTTCCAATAGGAGATCCGTTACCAGCCGATCTGCCTCCGATTGATGCTAGAAGGAGTCAGCAAGCTTTCTTTGATGCTAACGGCAATTTGACCGCAGGTCTGCCTCCTGCTGGCGGAGCTATCATCTCAGCGGCTATGCAGCCTGTAGTAGCGGCTGCGACGATCAGTGAAGCTAGAGCCTTAATGGGCTTAGAGCCGGATCCAAAGCTAATCACTGATGCCTACGTTCTAGTTTCTGACGATAACGGTCGAGTACTAAGCCTAGAGGGAAATAAGTTCTACCTTATCTCCGCCGCTGACTTCACTACTTACCCAACTAACTTTGCAGTTCAAGTTGTTAACAACGACGCCAGGGCCAAGTTAGCGAATATCTTTGGCTATACAGAGCAGTTCATTATATATCCAGACCAACAAGTCTTTATCAGTCGTGGTCCAAGTGGCTGGTTGATTACTAGGCCAGGGCGTTGGCGACCACTAGTACCTAAGAACTTGTTTGTTGATCCGAATCTTGGCTCTGACGATATTGCAGTAGCCGATGGGCTAGCCGTAGGCGCTGGGGCCTTTAAGACTATTGCCAAGGCTACTAGCATTCTTGAGACTAGGCTAGATGGTGACTTCACAATCAATTTAGCCAATGGTACTTATGCTGGCGGCATTATCTTGAACAAGCGGATACCGGGTTCTACCGGCTATAAGATAGTGGGCAACACTGGTGCCCCATCTAACGTCAATATCGTTGCAGCTGCTGCAACCAATGGTATTACGGTAGCTGATGGCGCTATCTTGGATATATCTGGCGTTACGATGTCAGGTGGTAGTGGTTCTAACAGTATGTTTGCAAATAGAAATGGAGTTATCTCTATTGGTAATGTGGTATTTGGAGCTAATCCTAGCGGGCACAACATTGTACTGTTTAGTGGTGCTTCTCTCAATGTTGACTCAAGCTACCATATAGCTGCTGGTGCTTCTGCCGCTTACCACATAGGTGCTTACTATAACAGCCAAGTTACCTTTGGTAAGACAGGTGGAGGAAACATTACCATTACCTTGGATGGAACTGTGTCGTTCACGAGTGGCTTCTATGGTAGCCAACTGAACTCCACGATTGTTGCCATTGTTGGGCTGACCTATGCAGGCGGTGCTGCTGTTAGCACGCCTAAAGCACAAGTGCACTACAATGGCATATGCAATGCAGGCGGCGCTGCTGTCCCGGGCGATAGTCCAGCGGTTGTCTCTAACGGAGGGTTCTTCTTCTAATGCCAAGCGAAACCCCAAAGCAAGCCAGAACAATGGCGGGAGCTGCGCATGATCCCAAGTTCGCCAAGAAGATGGGTATTCCGCAGTCCGTAGCCAGAGAATTTAACCAAGCTGATAAGAAGACTGGCATCCTTCGGAAGAAGAAGAAAGATCAAAGGACAGGAGAAAGCAGTTCATGAACGACGCATTAGGACCAGCTGAGAACTTGAACGATAGCGATATCGATCGGATGGTGCCGCCGAAGGTTATGCGGCTAACGCAGCATCTGCACAATATGATTTACATTAGGTTCTTCTATGAACAAATAGGTCAGCAGCCTCCTGAGTGGACTAAGCGAGAGCTAACCAGGGCCGAACAGGCTCTAATAGATGAACTAGATCGTGAACATGGCCAAGGTGGCCGATTTAGGGAGATACCAGATGAAACAAGGCAGAGCGAGCCGAGACGTGTCCGAGTCGAGGAAGCGAGAACCAATATCAAAAGGCGTTTCTGAGACAGCGGTAGCAGAACTCGGGCGAGCGGTTCAGTACAAGAAGCATGAGTTCTACGAAGGCAAGGGCTTAAGAGGCGCTTCTCCCAGACCTGCCGCGGCTGGCCCAGGAGGCGGACGTACTATCCACCACAGCGGCTCACAAGGGAGACATAAATGATCACTGTCACAGCTGAGGAACTTGAAGAGTATCCGGAGGTCGAGCTTCCGGAGGTTGAGTTCGATGCGGAGCAAGTTGAGCTTCTTATCAATGTAGCCGCCAAAACTAAGGATGCACCAGGGCTTAATGCGTTCAATCAAGCTGCTTCGCTATCGTTGAACAAGATGGCCAAGAAACTAAAGGAGGAACTCGACAAGGCTATGGAGGAGTATCGGAAGGCCTGCGACGAGCGTGAGGCCAAAATCCTTAAGGCTCGAGCCGACAAGGCTAAGGCAGAAGAAGAGAAGGAGAAAGAAGATGCCGCGTGATATCCTAAGCGAATACGGTAATGATATCCCGAAGCCGCAAGCGGCGAGAGCGACGACGGGAGGGGTCAAAGAGTCCAAACCCATCTCCAACTACGCCACGCCTCAGGGACCGACTAACATCATGGATGGCAGGAGTGCGGGCCTCCACGGACAAAACCATGGTATGGCAAGATGTCCCGTGGCTTCTGGTAGTTCT